ATTTAATATATAGTTTTTTTATTGCATCAAAAGCAGTAGCTAAACAAGATCCGCAACTTGTTCTAGGGTTGTAGTTAGATGCTGTTATAGTATTATATAATTCCATCATTCTAATCTTTGCTTCTTGTCCTTTTGCTACTCCTGTTTTTAAATATTTCCAGATGTCTAGTATTTCATCTATTAGTTCTTGTGGTAAGTCTTCTGGTATTTCTATTACTGTGGTCTTATTCCAATAAGTCTTAGGACAAGCCATAGGTGCTATTCTTGCCTTTATTTTCATAAAACACTTACACACCTTACAACTTCCTGTAGGTTTAAAGTAATAATCACAAGCCCTACATATAGCAAGTCTGTCTTCATATACTTCTTGACTTGTAAAAAACTTATTCACCTAGTTCTTCTTTTATTATTGTTCTTACTTTGTCTATTGTCGTAAATAAACTATTCCTGCTTATTTTAGTTTTAGCAGCCAGGGAGTCAAGCGTATTACCTTCATAGTAATACAACTTGAATAACTCCCTATCATACCAACTGTCTAACTTGTCTAATACTACATCAATCTTTTCCAACTTGTTCTGTCTTTCTTTTTGTATATAATCTATTTCATTAGGCATATTGTATATGCTTTTATGAAAGTTATTATGTGTTGCTGATGTCTGATAATTAATACCTACAAGGTTTGTATAATACTTTCTATACTTATAATAAAAAGGACTTCTTGTACTTGTCAAAGCCCTTCTTAATACAACTGCTCCATATCTTATTATACCATCTATACCATCTGCATCATAAATCTTTTTTATATTATCTGGATTTGATTGTAATAAATAAAGCATTAATTCTTGTACAGCATCATCTATCTTTTCTTTGTCTTGTGTAATACCATAACACATAGTTCTAAACTTGTCACCTAGTTTTGATATTTCTAAATAGATCTTATTCATTTACTGGTTCTAATTTTTCTATTTTATCTACTACATCTTGCACCATATCATTTAAAAGTATTCTATATGAATGTATTATTTTTGTATTTCTTTTTGTTTCTATTCCTGCAAAATATCCATTAGCCATTAATGATAAGTTTATAGGTAATATCATTAGCCAATCCCAGTAGTTATTTTCCCTAACTCCTTTACCATAGTTGTTATGGTATTCTATTAATATATCTAAAACCTGCGCAAAACTTTCATACCTACTTTCTGAACTTACCTCCCTTACAAAGTCTTTAACCATATACAAATAACCATCTACTATTACTTCGTGTTGCTTATTACAGTATATTGGTTTTCTCATTTTCCAAATATATAAAAAAAACTACTCTAAATTTTTTTCCTTTTTTAAGTTATCAACAAGTGCTTTGTAATATCTTATGTCCTCTTCATAATCAGCTCTAGTCATTTTTAAAGTTTGTTTAGACAATACGTGCAAATCAAAAGATGTACTACTACCATATTTAGCATCTAGGTTAAGTCCGAATGTCCATTGTTCACCCTGCTTAAACATATTACACCCTACACATTGTACTTGACAATTCTGTTCATTCCATCTTGTTGCTTGATGTTTTCTGCTTTGAAAATGTCCACACTGCATACCATCTTTATAATGCGCTGCCTTACCACAGGTGAAACATTGTACCATTCCTTCATCTGTTGCATCTCTTAGCCTTATATAAAGGCTAAACCATTTATCCAGATCTTTTTTTAATTTACTTACGCTTTTCATATCCTAACTTCTTACGCCATTCATCTTGATATGTTCCTTTTCTTTTGTAGTATTTATCACCCCTATACTTTGGATCCTCTTCTTGTAGTTTTGCTCTTGCTCTTTTTATACTAGGAGCTGAAGTTAATTGTCCTGCTGAATATAATCTTAAAAAATCTCTAGCTGTTGATTTATCCAAGTTTATAAATGTTTTTAACTCTTCATTCCAAATATTAGCACAGAGTCTGTGGTCATCATCTCTTAAATGTGCATATTTTTCTAACCAGAATTTTACTTTTTCTTTTGTTTTCATATTTTAATTATTTAAAGATTACTATCATACTATCGTGCATTCCTGCTTTGTCACTTACATATTCACCAAATGTATTTACTCCTTTAAATTTGATTCTTTTAAATACAAATCTAATTTCTTTTTTATTAGGCAAAATATAGTGGTGAAATAATTTTGTAGAAGTTGATACAGGTAAAAGCATTACACATAATTTACCTTTTTTGCTTTCTTCTATAGCTTTTAATACAAATGCTTCTTTAAGTTTTCTTGAATAAGGTGGGTTTATAAAGTTTCTTTTACCCCATTCTATTTCCAAACCATTCCATTTATTTAAATCGTGTTGTAAAGGACAGGGATCAAAATCAAAATTAAATTCATTATTTAATTCATCATATATATATTCTGGCGTTGCCCAGTCATCTACGTGATTTAAATTTCTATTTTTCATTGTAATAGTTTTAATGGTTCTTGATAATAAGGTACTTTTTCTTTTGGTTTGTTTAATGTGTGTACTTCATAGTAGGCTGCATCTATAGTTTTTTTATGACTATACACCCATTTATAAAAAGTTCTAATGTTTAAGAATGGTTCATCTTTTCCAAATCTTACACCTATTCTAAATGCATCTTGTATCTGATTGAAAGTCAATCTGTTAAATCTTTTTTCAGTAATTAAATCTGTAGCAAATATTTTAGATAATGTTGCTAAGGTTTGAGGATCTGTTTTGTGTCCTATTTCTACTGATGTTGTAGCTAATAGATCTAAGACTTTTTCAGATAGTTCTTTTAAGTTTTCTTGTTTTAATAGTTTCATTTATTTCTTTTTTTTATTTTATATAATACATAACTTAAAAAAGGTGTTCCTAGTATAAGTGATAATAGACTAGGGTGTGGTTCACCACATAAACCTGTTATATGTCTTAAAAATTCTATCATAACTTAATAAGAGCAGGGAGTGTAAATGTATCAAAGTATAACCTCTCAAAATTATTATTTAATTTATATTTACTAACCCTGCTCATATTATAGTAGTTTTTTTGCTTCTTGCCAAGCATTTATTTGTGAATCTAACTTAGACATAGTAGGCTTTTTTGTTTCTCTACGTTCCCACGTTCTGATCGCAGCCCTCCAATCTTTCATTTTATTTTTTCCTATTTTCCAATCTTTAGAATCATAAAAGTCTATAAAAGCTTCAGCATCTACATTATTTTTTCTTTCTAAACAATAATTTTTAATGTCTAATAAATCAGGTTTTTTAAAACGCCCCTTATTACTATATGTAATATTATTATTATTTATATTTATATTAGTATTATCTCTTAACTTATTGCGTGTAGGGTACTTAACCAAAGTTATGTGCCTACTTAATATTTCTTTAGTACCAAATTTGTAAGTAACTTCTCTTTTTATAAATTTATTTACTTCTAAAATCTTTAACCATTTTTGTATTGATGTCTTACTAACTTCATAAAGATTAGCAAAATATTGTGTTGATGCTGTACACTTACCATTCATATTACATAGTGCTGTAATTTCTGCATAAAGTAGTTTAGCATTAGGTGTTAACCTTTTACTGTATCTTACATCAGCAGGAATTACAGCATAGTAATTTGGTTTAGATTGATCCATTTAAGTCAATTAGTTTAAGTTCATATTTATATTCTTTCATTGCAAACTTAATCTTTTTTAGTTGTGCTGAACATTCAAAGTAACAACTTTTAATTTCAGTAGATACATTACCAGACTTAATTAGTATGGATAAGTCAGGTCTATCACTTTCTTGTATACCATTGTTAATCAAGTGGTTATATATAGAAGCAGAACGTATAAAAGTTTTTTTATCACTTTCTGAGTTCTTATACTCTATATATACTTTATTAAATATTCTTCTATATTCTGGCCAATATTTAAATCTCTTATGGTGTTGCTTTTCATAATAATATATTGATGCTCTGTTAAATCCTAATACCTTAGAAATAGTGTTATATTTTGTAGCATTTTCTAATCTACCTATTATACAAGCTACTGCTCTAGGTATCATATATTCTACTTTTCTATTTTTTACAAGTAAATGATTTTTAGGTAATCCTAATACTTTTGTAGTAAGATCACATATATCTTTAAAGTTTTCTTCTGCTGTCATATTAGAAAGGTAAATCTTCATTATCTTCTGCTATACCTAAATATCCTACAACATCTTCTATTTGCACTACTTCTTGTCCTTCTTTAGCAAACCAGTAACCATCTATATTATGAAAGTATCTTCCGTTGTATTCTCTTGAATATATATTACATAATACTTTTAGGTTATCGCCTTCTTGTAGATTTTTAATGCTTTGTATTTTATCACCAAATGCACTTATTACTACTTCTTTATTGAATTCTGAATTTTGTTCTATTAGTATAGATTGTTTGTGCCATTCTTTTCCTGCTTTACTAATGCCTGACTCTATGTCAAACTTCTTAATTAATTTTCCTATAATTTCCATATTTATTTATTTATTTAATTGATTAATTACTGTTTTTATTTCACTTGCTCTTTCGTACAAAAAAGAACTAGAAGCCCAATCATTATATCTTGTTCTTTGTCTTATTCTTTCAATAATTTTTTCTAACTCTTCTATAATTTTTTTATTTTCCATTTTTATTTATTTATTTAGTTATTATTATTTTTTAAAATCTTCTGCTTCATCTTCACCAAATACTCCTAATTCATAGAAGCCTGTCATCTTTAGCACAGCTCTAGACAAAGCCCTTTTCTCTGCCATCTCTAAAACATACCACGTGTTAGTATTACCATCTTTAAAACTATTACCTTTTAATGCAGATCCAAATGTTTCTAACATACAACCATCTTTGTTAGCTGTTGCTTTGACTCCTGCAAAATTAGGTTCACATTTTATAACTTCATACCATATTTTAATATTCTCTATAGCTTGTATCTTTTCAATACCAGAACGTGTTATAATTATATAGTGTTGATGTTTAAAAACATCATCTTTTGTTAATTCGTACCTTATGTACTTTTCTTTTAGTTTTTCAGTTTTCATATTAATTAATTATTAGTGCTTCATTATTATTTTCTTTGTATAGTTTAAGATCTAAATCTGTAGCTTCTTTTTTAAAACTACCTCTTAATTGTAGTGCTTCTTCTATAAATAGTTTTTTAAATAAATTAAGTAGTTGAAATTCAGTACCTACAACTTTTACTATTCTATCTACATATTTAAAGTCTGTATATTTTTTTTGAGTATCATAACAATATAAAGATACTGCATTTAAAGTTGGCTTCAACACCCAGTCTTCTGCTATTATTTTAGTATTGTCTAAATCCATCTTAATATAATATCTGTTATTAATACTACTAATGCTACTGAACAGCCTGCTATTGCAATTATTGAACAAAGGCTTTCAGTGTTTTCAAGCTTAGACTTAACTTGACTTATTGCATAATCTCTAATATTATTATAATACTTAATCTTTTTAGTTTGTGGATCATACTCACATCTAAAGAAGTTTAATATCTCTTCTGAATTAAATACTTGTTCTTTTTTAGTTACTCTGTTTATTACTTTAAATTGTGACATCTTAATTATTTATTGATTAATATGGTGCTAAATTACAAAATAATTTGATATTAACAACTATATTAACACAATTATTTACAAAGTTATTAACAAAGAAGATGTTAATATGTATATTATAAGGCTAAGAGTAGTACTATTATTATAAGTAAGAAGTAGAATAGTGTAAGCTTCGTAGAGTCGTTTAGCTTCATTATAAGGGCATTAAAAGATTAATAGGTGTAGTGCCACCTAAAACTACTCCACAGGCAATAGAAGGCTTCTTACCACGCTTAGCGTAAGCCATAGCGTAAGTATCGTGGTCTATGCCACAACCTACCTGCATACCCCAAACTCTAAAGTTTTGCCCTACGTAGTGTTCTATGTAACATTGTGTGTGTAAGTGACCTTGTACAGTATTCATCATATCTGCTCTACATTTAGTTCTGCTCGTTCCTGCTTCTCCGTGAATATACTGTACGCCATCTATAACTAATCTGTCTACAAACTCCCAATTAGGAACCTCTAACACTTCTTTATAAGACTTAATCCATTTGCTTGGTATTAATGATGTTTGTGAACGTCTCATTATCATTCTGTCGTGATTGCCTAAAATTACAGTTGCTTTTTTAAAAACCTGTTTCCAACGTGCTATTTTTTTAATAGCATACTCTAGTTCTTGTTTGCCTGTATATTCTGCTTCTATGTCTATTTCGTGATAAGATGTGTAGTGATTGTCTATAATGTCACCAATAAATACTACATCTGTACAATTCCAAGTGTCGTATTGTTCTTGACAAAATTCTAAATATCCATCTTTACAGAATGGTTCGTGCAAGTCACCGACAACTAGGACATTCCTAGCGTCAGTTTCTCGCATCTTTTTTAGAGCCACAATTTCGTGTGGCTTTAATCTAAATCTATTATTTGCTTGATTTTCCAAAGTCTGCTAATGATTGACCACCTAACATAGCTATTAATGACCACCAGATCTGAGATACTGCTGATTCATCTACACCTAAAGTTGTAGCAATTAAAGGTATAACTATTGAAGATATACCTAGCCAAACCTTTTTAGATGTAAGTAATTGTGAAATAATGTAATTTTTCATTGTATTTAGTTTTAATTAATATTCAAATTTATTTATTTAGTATAACCATATAACATCAGGATCTTTTAAGTTGTCAACATCACAATGTATAAAAGTCTTGCCTATGCCTATACGATTAATTCCTACGTGCATTAGTGATTGTACTATTAAGTATCTTTCTCTACTTCCATTGTAACTTATATCAACTGCTAAACCTTTTTTATGACTTGAACCTACTCTTGCGCCTAACACGTTGTCATTATGATTTGCTGTACGATAGCCTGAGTTTATCTTAAATAAAATACCTGCTTTACCTCGTGCTGAATCTAATTTAATTAGAAAATCTCTATTCATTTTAGAGCCTGAACCTACTTCATCAGGACTGTCAAACTCTGAGATGTTAAAAAATTTTAAGTCCAAATTATAAGGTGTATGATTTATAGATCTTAACCCCTTTAACTTCTGAAACAAATTCTCTACGCACTTTAACAACTTTTTCTTTTTTGTTCCATTTAGGGTTAGTTGAGTTTAGCTTTCTTTTTTTAGGCATTATTTTCAAATTTAACGAATTTATAAACTGTAAAACATATTGCTAGTACAAGTGATATAAGTGTTAATATTTCATTACACTCTGTTACACTCATTGTTATTCCTATACTATTTGCTACTCCTACTTGTAGTGTGTCTTTTAATTCGTTCATCACTTTTAATGTTTAGTTTTCTATCCAAGTAGGATTTCAACTTTGTTATGTTCTTTATTTTTGTTTTATAAAATCTTTTCATTAGTAGTCACCTGCACTTAAAAAATCTCTTAATGTTAACTTTGTACCTTTTTGCATTGGTCTTTCTAGATTCATTCCATTGTAGTAAGCATTCTGATCAGGACTAATGTCAGCACCACTATTCTGATTGTATTCTGGAAAGCTAGTAGTATTATTAGTTATATATTCTATAAGTCTTTCTGTATAATATTCTGCTGTGTTTCTAACTTCTTCTCTAAGGTGTTGTGCTTCTGTTTCTGATAATGCCGTTCCTGTTTCTGAAGTCTTAGAATATATATTACCATTTTCGATCTTAAAACGTAAGAAAGGAATAGCGTGATAAAAACCCCAGTTTGGAAGCATATCCCCTATATAATCATCTAACAAAGTCTTATAAGCTTCATTACCTACATTACCTACTGTGCCGTTTGTTATAAGCGTTTTTAACTTATCATATAACTCAGTACCGAGTTTAGGTTCTACATAAAGTTTTTGTGCCTGTCTTACATAAGGCAATAATAAGTCGGTACTTACATTTAAGTTTAATGCAGTACTTGACTTTAATTTTTCTGCTGATATAAATAATACGTATGCCATATTTTATCTTGGTTTTAAAAATCCTTTATTCTTCATTCTCTTAGGTGGCTTTGCTACTAGTACGTTATTCTTCTTAGCAGTAAACCCTTCACTTCTTGCTTTTGTATAGCCTATTAATTCTGCATCATCTATCTTAGTTGTTCTTGATTCTCCTATTGTAGTCTTGTATATTTGTCTTAACCAAAAATGCTGACAATTACCACCACCTTTATATAAAAATATATTATACTTTAATGCTCCTTTAGGCCCCCAACCTATATTTTTATTTTGGTTTTTTGAATAGTAATAGTCATTAACAACCATATCAGACATTCTTAATATATCCTCTTTACGATATAATTTCTTTGCTCCTATCATTTTTCTACAAAATTCTCTTTTTTGTCCTGTTTTATTTACTAAAAAATTGTCTTCAGTATATACATAACGTACTCTAAAATAATCGTAAGTCTTTTTAGATATACCATCTTGTTCAGATTTTCTACCAGGTATTGCTTTTCCTGTGCTTGTTGCTAATTCAATCTTTTCATTTGTAGCATCATTTAAAGACTTTTCAAAGTCGAATTCTTCGTGTTCATCTACCACTTTTTCTTCTTCTATTAATTCCCAACCATCAGGTATGTCTTCACCATATTCTTCTATAAATTGTTCTAGTTCTGTTTTATCTGACAATCTATAAGGTTCTTCTTCTGAACAATTACACTTACTTAAATTAGTTGCTACATTGTGACTTTCACAAGCCATATATACAGTACGCCCTTCGTATTCGTGTTCGTGATAACCTTCGCAGCCAATTATTTTTGCTTCTGCTAATGCTTCTTCTATTGTGTTAAATACAGGGTTGCCATCTATATTTGCTACTGCTGCTAAGTCTTCTCTTACTTCTACATCTAAAGGTTCTAATCCTAATTCTTCTCTAATTTCATCTTCTGTCATTACAGCCTTTAAGTCTTCACTTGTAAATTTCATAGTAATAGGTTTAAGCTGTACAAAGTTAACAGGCATATCCATATTGTTTACCTTAAATATTTTTCTAAGAACTTTTACTATGTGATCTTGGAAAGGCTTTACTACTGTATTTAAATAGAAATTAGCAGCAGCATTTAATTCATCTACATTTGATCCTAATCCTGTATCGTTTTTAATACCCATTAGCATAGGTGATGTTACTCTATGTCCTGTTAATATATTTTGTGTTAAAAGTTCTTGTAGTGCTAAATACTGTTTATCTGCATCAGATACACTTATAGGAGTTATTTCTGGTGTTCTATTTCTATCATCAGAGAATGTAAGTACAAACTTACCACTATTACTAGAGCCTGTAAATTTATCTGTAAGACTTTGTTCTATCTGAAATCTCTCCTCCTGCGATGGAATTCCATTTGCGAAACTGATGAAATACGAACCTGCAAAACCATTACTGATATTGTTAAGATGAAATTCTGCAACTCTTTGATCTACTAACGCCCAATTATTAGCCGCTATGTAGTCAGGTGTATGATACACGTTCATATTAGGACTGTAAAGACCTGAATATAATATCTGGTTTGCTGAAGTTCTATCATTTGTGTTAAAAGCAGGTACTCTATGAGGTTTGTGTATTCGTGTATTAGCCCAGTCACTAGAAATATAATATGCATCTACTTTACCAAATTCATTAGGTCTTTCTGCTCTAACTTTCTCAACCCCTACGTGATATATTTCAGCAATTTGAGTTCTGTCCTTTGACCACACCACGTTAAGACAAAATGCACCCTGTAACTTAAAGTCAAACGCTACTTTTTTAAGAACTTCGTGTAGGCTTTCATTACCATTAGCTCTATCCATAAAGTTCTGTAGTTTTACTCTTGCTTCTAGATCTCTATCATCTTCATCTTCTATAATAAGATTTTCACCTGCAATCATCTCTGCTGTAGCGTTAATAATAGCGGCTTGTGTTGAAGAGTTGTAGTATAAGTCAATTAGGAACTGAGGATATAAATTTTTCCAGTTTTCCGTACCATATTCTATATAGTCCTTACCACGTACTTCTTGTACAGTAGGAGCTGTTTCAGTTTCTAAATTGATGTTAAGTATATTTTCCATTAGTCTTCTTGTTTATTCCATTCAGGAGTTTCCATTATTGCTAATATCTCAGAATGATTATATTGTTGTAAACCTACTAAAAAATCTGGAGTAACACCATCAAATTTAAGTACAGTTTTTTCTTCATTTGCTGATAGTCTTAAAGTATTTTCACTTGTTTCACAAACCTTTGTAAAATCTACTTTATCTATTTCACTCATTTCGTATATAACGTATATCATATTTTATATTTTAAGGTACTACTGTTACTATATCTCCACTAGTCATATTAGTCATTGTACCATCATTACTAGCTGTTCCTTGGTCAGTTATTGTAGGGAAAGCACCTGTTCCTGTAGGATCACCCATACGCCACCAAGAAATAGGAAGTAGGCTAGTTAAATCAGCAGGTGTACCACTATTATAAATTGATGAAACTTCTCCAGAAGTTAAAGTTTTAGTAAAATAAGCCATCTCATCAATATTACCTGCTACAAACCCAACAGCAAAACTACCATTTACAGTAGCAATTGTAAAAGAACCTGTTGTAGTATTTGTAGCAGTTATAGATCCTGTAGTACTAGCACCACTATCAGCAGATCCGTTTACATATAAAGCTAATCCACTATTAAGAGATCCGCTCCAAGTTATTGCTACGTGTGTCCAATTATTAGTAGCTACATCTATAGCTCCTGTAATTCTTAAAGTACCTATTCCTGCTTGTGCTATATCAAAAACTAAATAACCGCTACTATTAATAAAACAAGAATACTCATTACCATTGATTAATGTGCTTCTTTTACCAAAAAGATATTTAAAAGACATACCTGCGGACTTAGAAGATGTTTTGATCCACATTGAAAAAGATGCACCTTTTGCAGCATTAAGACTTAATGTGCCACTATTACCACAATCTACTTTATCATCAACACCATCAAAATCTAATGAATATAAATTAGCAAATCCGCTTGCTCCTCTTGTTCTGTTAGATGAGGTTAAACTCAAACCTAATTTAAGTGCTAACATATCTTATGTAGTTGGTCCTTCGTCATAACCTATTCCTACACCGCTTGTAATAGTCATAGCAGTGATATTCATAAACAGAGTAGTGCCTGCGGGCATTGTAGTTCTTAAACCATTTGCATTTGTTACACCTGTTGCAGTTATTACAGTTATTTCACTTTCTACAGGAAAATAAACACAGTAAAAATCTTTACCTGTTACTGCACCTGTAAAAACTTCAGTACCTCCGTTTTTTCCTAATTGCTCCATTAATAGTTGTTGTACGTTTTCTATTGCCATTTTTTATTTATTTAATTATTATTGTCCATACCAAATGTAGTTAGTACCATCTGGTGATTGTCTTTGTGTATATTGTACTTGTGCTGTTCCTGTTTTAGCAGTCACATTTAATTTTCCTATTGCTACTAATCCTTTTACTACTCCGTGTGTAGGTCCTACAGGTAGTACATCATTTTCTGTTACAGGTGCGTTACCTGAACTTATTGCTACTGCTCCTGTCCACGCTACTTCATATACTTCATATTTATAATAACCTGTAGGAATTAATTTTGTAGCACCTGTATATACATCAGGAGTAGTATTATAAGTAAATGAAAATTTAGTATATCTATCATAGACTAAATGAATTGTAGAATAAGCATATTGAACTGATTTGTCCATATCATTAGTAAATTTTACTAGGTATCTTATAAGATCTGAACTTACTGATGTGTCTATACGATTACCTTCTGTATTTACATACATATCAAA